GCTTGCGCGCCTGTAGGTTTGCGTACTCGGCGTCAAGTTCGGCCATTCGATCAATCGGGTTTTGCGCGCCGGGTTGAAAGAGTTCGTCGGCCGGGATGGCTTCGTTCACGTCCGGGAAGACTGGCGCGCCCGGATCGGCCTGGTTCAGCGGCGGAGGCGCGGCAAATGGGGAAGTGCCGGCGGCGGCAGGGGGGATGCTGGTGGTGGAAGTGCTGCCGGGTTGACTGTTCTGTGCCGGTTTCTGGTAAGCGGCCGCACCGAATGCGCCACCCATCAATCCGCCTGACAAACCGCCGCCGATGGCTTGCTCTCCGACATCCTGCGTCAGCGACTGGGAAGGATCAGCGAATTGTCGAACGCCAAGGTTGGTGCCGAATTGTTCAAATCCTGATTGCAGTGCCTCGGTGGGTGTCTCTTCCGCTATGCCGGAGAGAATCGACTTGACTCGCCCGGTATTGCCCGAGGCCGCGCCGCCGATGTATCTGTCCCCCAACCCGGCAAACAGGGCATCGGCCGCGCCGGCCACGGCGGCGGACAATTCAGACGCGTGGCGCGCCACAATGGCGCGCGCCTTCTGTTCACGTCCAGGCGTGCCGGCCGGAATGGCTGCCAGGGCTTTCTGGTATTCCGGACTCTTGGCGAGTTTTTCCTGGGGCAGATCCATGACCTGTTGATAGGTCTGTTCAAACTGCTGCCCCGCTCCGGCCGCGCCTTCGCTGGCGCCACCCATGATGGTCGCGGCATTCTTGGCGGCACGCGTGGCGATCTGTTGCGCCTCTTCCTGGGTGGCATTGGCGGCGAGGGCGCGGGTATAGGCCACCTCATGGGCCGCATTTGCGGCACGCATGACCGGCACCATGGACAGTACTGACACAGGCGCAGACTCCAGCGCCATCCCAACAATCTTGGTCGGGTCTGTCATCCCGGCCCCGAAGAATTCCCCGGATGAAACCAGATCGGCCACCTTGCCTGGCATGGCGGCCATACCCTCGCTGGTCAGGTTGTCCCAGGTCGTCTTGTCGCCCAGGAATGGCTTATTGAGCGAGGCCTGCGTCTCCGGCGTCATCTCCGCGCCGATGGTCTTGCTGCGCGTGTCCAATCCATGGCGCGCCCAGTTCTCGATGCTGTCGCGGGCGTGGAGAAGGAAATCCGGGGTGATCAAGTTGGCCGCGGCCGTGAACCCGGGCAAGGCGGCATTGACGCCGGAGCGGGCGACCTCACCCATGCCGAGCAATGTCTGAGGAATCTGAACTTGAATCCCGCGTCCCAGCATGCGGCCGAAATCACCGCCCCTGCTCTCGCTCTTGTCGGATTCCATGCCGAGCGTGGTCAGTGCCGCCGCCTTGGAGGCATCCCATAAATTTCCCAGAAAACCCCTGGGCTCGGCGGTCTGATTCAGGCCCGCATTGGGGTCTGTGGAGAGATAGTTTCCCAGGCCCGCATTGGGGTCGGTGGAAAGGTATTGGGGCATGCGCTGATCCCTCGGGTTATCCGGCCGGATGTACAGACCGGATTCTGCGAGGCTAGGCGCGGACGCTGATCTCAGGTCATTGCGCCAGGAGCCAGCCTTTGCCGTCCCATCGGGCTTTCTGGCCGTTGATCACGCGGACTTCGCCGACACTGGGTCCGGATGTCCCAGCGGACGGAGAATTGGGTGTCTTAGGGTTCAGAATGGTCGACACCATGCCCTTGGAATCCACCCTGTCCACTCTGCCGCCAGGCTGCGCGAGATAAGCCCCGCCCAGTTGATCCGGCGTGACCTTGACCGCATCCTCCTTGCCGCTGGTCGTGCCCATCTTCGCCCCCCCGTGGGCCTTCATGTAATCCGTCTCGGCCTGGGTCTGCTCGGACGAAGCGCGGCTCGCCCCGGCCGCCGCGTCGGAATGGCGGATGTCGGCCGCGTCCTTCTTGAGTCCGGATTGATACTTCTGGACTTCGTAGGCAAACGAGACAGCGCCGACCGGATCGGTCAACTGGCGACGCATAAACGCCGCCGCCTCGGTGTCGCCCTTGCCAGTGAAGATCGGGTTCCCGCCATCAAGGATGGTGACCGTGCCGGACTTCTTGTCCCGCTTGATCTCCATCTTCCGGCCGTTGTCGAACAAAGCCGAATCGTCGTACAGCTTGCGCACGCTATCCAGTCCGCCCTTCTGGAACGCATCGTCGAATCCACGCAGGCGAGAGGCGGATTCCTCCTCGGTCTGGGCCTTGTTCAGACCGGTGAACTGGGTGGCGATGGTGAACAGATCGCCGTCGTCCAGGCCGTTGTCGGCGGCGATATTGCGCATCTGCTGGATGTTCGGGTTCTGCCCCTGCTTGCGCAAATCCAGCACCGCGGTATGAAACGCCTTGATGCGCTCCGTCCTGGCGGCCTCCTCCTTGGCTTTGTCCAGGCTCAACTGATCGCGCTGCATGCCCATTTGATGGGCGGCTTGGGCGCGCTCTTCCTGCTTGCCGGCCAGGTCCATCTGCTGCTCGGCGGCCCGCTTCTGGACTTCCTGCATGTCGGTCTGGTTCGCCATCTGGCGCAGTTGCATGGCCTTCACCGGATCGCCGTGCTTGGCCAGCACATCCGCCATGCCGGCCATGCGCATGCGGTCCTGCTGGGGCTGGGTGAATTCCTTGTCCTGCAAGGCGCCCATGAAGGAGTAGCGTTGCCCCGGGGCGATGGTCCCGGTATCGCCGCCGGCCTTTGGCGTCACCGTGTAGGCCCCCTTGCCCTGGTCGTAGTCAACGTTGTACTGGCCAGAGGCTGCGGCTGCCTCCAGGTCGGCGCCTTGCTGGGGAGTGAATCCAGTATCGGAAGAAACCTGTTGATCATTGATGGCGGCCAACTCCCTGTCCTGCATGATTCCCTTGGCCAGGTTGTAACTGGACTGGAACGCATTGAGCGCGTCCTGAACGCTGAAACGCCGTTTGCTACCCATGACACACCTCGATTTCGTTGATCAGATTGTTGACTGCCACTTTTGCGGCCATGCCGACGATTGCCAGTTTTTCCCGATATTCAGCAAATCGCTCTGGATAGTGAGCGCGCAAGTACGATCCTCTCCCATCTCCAACCCATGCCGTACACACCAAGCAGTCACCAGAATGTGGCATTCCCTCTGTGTAATACCTTGGCACGTCGAAACCGTTTTCCTGAATGAATGAAAAGACCTGCTCGTCAGTCCACTGCTCAATCGGGTACAGAAGTTCTACCCCATCTCCGATGTCTCCGGATCGGTACGGACCTTTGAACACTTCCGCATCGCGCTGGCCTCTAACGATCAAGGTGATGCCATCCTTCACCATTCTCGCGTGCATGGGCAGCATGATGGATCGAGCGCAGCATGAAAACCGATCCTGCAACAGAACCGTCTCGCCAACACCCATGGCGTGCGACACGGATGTTGACGAATAAGGAATCACGTCACTGGGCAATCCAAATTGCTCCACGACAAAATCCCTGTTTCCAGCGATCTCGACGAAGTGCGGAACCATACCCCTGACACGGTTCGCCACTTCAAGCACTTCCGGAAATGGATCGCCTGTGTTTGTCCAATAGACCGTCAACTTGTCCCACCATGGACGCATGACCATAAGGGTAGCGATGCTGTCCTTACCGCCAGAGAATTGCAGCGCGATGCGCTCATGCCGAGCGATTGTTTCGGATATTGGTTCTGGAAACCAATCCCTCACATCGGCAATCGCCTCTTGTCCAGACATCAGGTCTCCATAGAACTTGGCAAACTCTGGGTGCTGGTCAAACGGATCTTCTCCCCCGGTGCAGACGTAGGCCCGACATCCGGACGGGCGTGAATCGTAGATTGAGCAGGCGTTGTTGATATGGAATGGGCATCCTGCTGCCCGAGTTGCAATGCGTGGAGTCCTTGGATTTGTAACCATCTCCAAGCCGCTCGCCGAAGCGGCAATTGCTGCCTCTTCGGCGGACATCAATACGAGTCTGTCTGTCCCGCCTATACGGCAACATGCCCCGCATTCAGTACCACAATGACGTGGCTTGTGAGCGTTGGAGAATTGATCTGGCGTCATTGTCAAAAGGCCATCGCAATGCCACCTACGGCGCCCAATACGCCAGCAGTGCCACTTGCACTCGCGGCCATCGAGTCTCCAGCCATCTGAGTCTGGCTGTTCAGAATCGTCCCCAGCCCGGACAACTGCATCTGCTGCCCGGACCCGATGATGTTGCCCGCCGTGCTGTAGCCTGATTGCACCTGGGAAACCGGGGACAGGGTGTTGTTGGTCGCCGAATTTCCGGCCTGGAGCGCCGTGCTGTAGGCCCCCTGACTGGCGCCTGGCAACCCACGATACAGTCCGGCCACGTCAAGTTTCTTGGCGTAGCCCAGGTTCTTCTCATTGGTCCTGGCCTGGTTTCCGGCCGAAGCGACGGCCAAGCCCTGCTGGTTGGCCAGGGCCGTGGACATGCTGGCCATCTTCTCCGGCGAGAATCCGTAACGCATGCCCTGGCGGATAATCTGGTTCTGTTGCTGCGTCGTGCCCTGGCGCGCATCGGCCATGGCCTGTCCGGCGGCCTGCGCCTGGCGTTCCTCCGATCCAGCGGCCATGGCCTCGGCATTCAGCGCCTCTTCCACAGGGCGCTGCTGGCTCACCATGTAGTCGTAGTAGTCCTTGCCCTGGGCGGCGGTCTGGTCACCGATGTCGATCTGCTGCTGGACCAGCGCATCCATTTGCGGCTTGTAGTCCTCATAAGCCTGCTTGGTGAAGTCCAGTTCCGCATAGCCAAGGTCGGCCATGGTCTGTGCGGCTTCCTTCGAGGCTTCTGCCATGGCCGTATAGTCCGGAGGGTTGCTATCCTTCTTGAACAGCCGCATCCGCCCGGCGATGGGGCGGAATGCACCCAGGGGGAGCATGTCGAAATAGTGGTCTCTCATGGTTGCTTCTCCAGCCATCGGCACTTGTCGGGCCACATCACCAGCACATGCAGGGGGCCGCCATCGGGCGCCGCGCACGGCATCACGAATTCCTCTTCCCAGCCGATATGCAGGTCGAAGGCCAGTACATCAGGACTGCTAGCCGGCACCAATCCGGTCAACCGCTTGAGCCGGCACTGGCGAAAGGCGTAATCGGCCACCGCGCGCAGCAGAACGATGGTGTCCTTCCCGGGCCGGTCGATGGCGATATGGGCCGTCGCATTCACCCCATTGAAGTTGTTCACCACTACCCCGGCCACGATCTCGCCATTCCGCTCGATGCCCATGGCATAGAAGGCGCCCCAGCTGGCCGACTGCTCGACCCGCGCCGCGACCCATTGGGCCACCCTCTCCTTCTGATCCGTCACCAATCGCCCCATGGCTTCGCATCCTAAGAGGCTAGGCACGGGGCCTTCACTGCAACCTGACCAGGATCTCGTTCATCTTGGCGATCACCTCCGACAATGTGGCGGATTGACCGAGAGGCGCGATTCTGCCGGCTCGTTCGCCCATGATGATTTGCAGGTTTTCCCGCACGGCCTGATCAAATGCCGCGCGATCCTCACCCGGACTGGGCGTTTTGGGGATCGCCCGCTTTTTCATACCTGACGCAGCCCATCCATGGTCTCCGCCAGCTTCACCGAGCGCACCCGCATGGTGCCGGCCACCCTGATGGAGAAACGGTCTGACTTGTACCCGCCTGGAAGGCGGAATGCCTGGTTGCTGGATAGGGACCTGGAAAACTTCTCTTTGCCGTTCACATAGAGGGTGAACGTCAGCAGGCGCAGGTCTTCCGCGCTGCGGGGCACCGGAACGTCATCGCCGGCCATCTCCAGGGCGCCATATTCAAAGGTGCCGATGTCCGCGGCGAAGTCTCCTGAATCCAACAAGGCCTGATTGGCCACCACGTCAGCGGCATTGGCCGCCAACGCGGCCTGGTATTCCGCGTCGGTGAACGCCTCGGAAAAGTCGACCTTGGCGGCACCCAAGTTAACCGGGCCTGGCAACGTGAATTCCTTGGATTTCCACGAATATGGGATCAGGCTGGCGGCATCGGCGTTCCATTCGTAGACCCCCGCGTCCGTGCTCAAGTACAGCCGGCCATTCCTCGGGTCGGAATACAGGTCATGAGCCTGAAAGTTCGCCTCGGTCAGTGCCACGTTGTCGTTCATGTGGAACACCAGCACGCGCTTGGACGATGCATCGGGCTGGCAGGAGATCAGCAGCCGGCCATCTGTCATGCCGGCCACCATGGACTCCGGATTGAGCTCCGACCACTTCTCCTGGCTGTAGAGATTTTGGGTCCAGATCGCGGCGCCCTGGGGGCCGATATAGGCCATGCCATGCACTGTTGGATACAGCACGCCGCCCGCCGCCGAAATCACGCCGCGCTTCGACACACAGGGCCATACCTCGGTCTTCTTGTCCGGTGTGACTGAAATCGGATCAACACCATCGAGCACATAGGGCGCGCCGGCCGTTGCCGCCACCACCGTGGTGCCATAGGCAGCCAAACCGACCACTTCATAGTCCGTCCCGACCTGATATTCGGGCGGCCAGGCATGTGGCTGAAACGGTTCGCTGTAGGCCACGCGAGAATCCACGAATCCGACCAGGCATCCGTTCGGCAAGGAGATGAGGCCGCGCAGTCCGGCGGGCGGCGGCAGCCATGATCCGGAGATCAACTCGTCGCCCAGGATGTCCGCATCGCCCCGGGTATCGTCGTAGCTCGTTCCCACATCATCGTCGACCAGTTGGAACGTGGCATCGGTTCCGGCCGACCGATACAGGCGGCGTTTTGCCGTGGCGGTGTTCCATGGCGCCATCCTGGCCCAATTCGTTTCCGTCGCGTGATCACCCACGACAGTCCAGGTGGATGGGCTAGGAACGGTCTCCACGTCGACCGGCGTTGATCCCACCAGGATCGTATCGCCAGCCCGAAGCCAATGGCGCGCCCCGCCTGTGTCGAACGTGGTCATCCCGGTGGCAAAGGTGCCGGTCATGGTTCCGGCCGAAACCGGCAACTCATCCATGCCGGTCACATGCCAGGTCCCGTCAATGTATCCGGTGATGATGGCCGATGCTGGAGAAGGCGCCGATTCCTCGCCGTTTTCCGAGTTGTAGGTGTAGCAATACAGGCGGCTGGTCTGATCACCCGATCCGCCGCTGGCGGACAACCCTGGGGCTGTTTGCGGCGCGGGGATACCCAATGACCAGAAGACATCAGGCAATTCCGAGAACCTGGCCATGCGTGGTTCGCCATCTCCGCTCCAGCAATACCTGGGCTCCACCTCGGCGGAGAGGGGCGGCAAGGCCACATCCACGTCCATTGACCATGACAGCCAAGTCTCGTCGCCGTGCCATTCTGCCCTGTAAACCGTATTCCACGGCGCCTCGCCGGCCGGGGTGACCGTCCACTTCTGGCCACGCTGGGGCCTGACTTCCCCAGAGTTGAGCAGCACGTTCTCGGCACTCGTGGCGGCATTGTCGGGCAGCAGGTAATCCGACACCTTCGGTGACAGACCGCTGAAACCGATGATGTTGATGGCGGTCATGGTTTCAGGTCAGCAATGAGGACAGGTCGGCATTCGGGTCATTCCAGTAGGACAGGAAAATATTCCTGGCCTCGGTCATGTTCCGGCAGGTACCGATCCAGATGTCGAACACCTCGGAATCCTTGAGTGGCGAGGTGGGCGAGGTCATGTAATTCACGGACTGGTTGAACAGGACGAAACCATTGCTGGTCTGGTCGTTCCCGGGACCGGTGATGGACATGCCGGGCAGGGGCCAGGTCACCGTGTTCTGCTGCATCACGTCCGACCATTCTTCCTGGTTTCCAAGACTCTTGGTCACCCCCTCCTTGCCGATGATCGCCCAGGCCTTGAATTTGGCGGGCAAGGGGTTTTCCACGACGAACATCATGGTCAGGCCATTGCCCCATTCCGTATCCGTGAATACCCGGGTCACGACAATGGGGTCCGGGAATTGCGGGTCGGTCTGGGTACCGGGCTTCGGGGTATCCGGATTGAAGACCGTGTGAATGGCGAAGGACAGCGACTTTTGCGGGAAGAACGCGCCGACGCTGGGATCCGGATTGATCCGCGCCACCCAGCCGCCGTCGGGGTTGTACGCATCATTCCCCTGGCTGCCGTACTGGAAGATGCGCTCGGCATCCGTGGTCATGGGTGTGCCGGCCATGTCGCGCTTCAGCTTGCAGATGAAAAAGCGGCACTGATACTCACCGGTCAAATTGTCCAGGCGCATCAACTGGTCGATCCCGGTGTCGCCATAAACACGCTTGCTGGCGTTCTGGTGGACGGTGATTCGCCCTGCGGTATCGAACAAGTGCGTGGTGTCCCCCCAGAACTCAAGGGTGGGGAAAGGCGCCGGCAGCCCGACGCTGGACAACGTGACCGCCCCGGCGGATTCCGTCATGGGGAAATGGACCCACCGCTGGGTGGCCGGCGAGATGTCCACGCCGCCGCCGCCGCCCGCCGACTCGAGCAGCAGGTATTGCTCGCCGGTATCCACGTCCTCCTGGATGGTGAGGGTGACGTTGGTGCCGGCTTGGAGTTTCCCGGACAGGAAATTGGCGATGGGGTCCGTGCCAGAGATCAGGGCCTTCCCATCGCCGGCCCCGCCGCCTGGATTCACGCCGACGGTGATCTTCTTGTCCCAGCCCACCCCATCGAATACCCATTGGGTACCGTTTCCGTCTGTGTAGACCTGCCCATAGGTCGGATTGGTCGGAAAGCTCAGTGCCATGAAGACTCCTCAAAACACGGTGATCTTGACCAGGCCGACCGCGCCCGCGCCGGAATTGCCGTTGTAGGACCCGCCTCCCGCACCCCCTGGAGCCGTCCCGGCGGTGGCCGCCGCGCTGGCCGCGCCGTTGCCCCCCGCTCCGCCTTGTCCGTTTGGCGTGCCGCCGGAAGAAGTTTTCGTGGCCCCCGCATTCACGCCATAAGCGCACGCCGCGCCACCGCCACATCCGGCATCCCATGTGGATCCACCGACCGTGATGGCGCTAGGCCAGTAGTAGTAGCCACCGGAACCGTCCGGAGTCCCCACTACCCCGCCGGAAAGCCCGCCAGGCTGTTCATTCGCCTGTCCACCGACCGCTTGAAACTGTGCGCCGGCTGCCAGGCTGTAAACCCCGCCTGGGCCACCCAGCGCCTTTAGGTAAGCACCAAAGCTGGAATCGCCGCCATTGGCGCCATTCGAATTGGTTGTCCTGGAAGCGCCTCCGGCGCCGACGGTGACGGGCACGCTGGCCGGGAGATCGGAAAGCCGCATCCAGCGTTTGGAGTAACCGCCTCCGCCGCCACCGGAGGCGTAGGTGCCGCGGGCACCTGAACCGCCGCCGGCCCAGACTTCGATCATGGCCATGGTGCCGTGATCGGGTTTGTTCCAGGTAGTACTGCCCGCCGTATAGAAACTGTCGACCACCACCGTTCGCGCGGCGGCCAGACCGGCGGGCGTCACCACCCGGGCCGTGTCGGTTCCGGCCTTGGTTTCGGCTTCGTCGGCCAGTTCCGCGATACCCTGTGCCTCCGTGGACGCATCGGGCACGGACAAGGCGGCCAACGCCTCGGACACAACGGCCTGGACAAAGGCATCGGTGGCCACCTTGGCGCTGGCGTCGTCGCTGCTTTGCGTTGTGGCGGTCGATCCATCCGGAAGGGCCACGCCACCCTGATCCAGTTTGGCGCTGGTAATGGTGCCGTCGCCGATCAACTGCACGGCGCCAGGCGCCACCCACTGGCCGGCGCCCGATTCGTCGACATAGCGGATCCACAACTTGCCCGTGACCGGATCGAACCAGAAGGTACCCTGGCCAGGATTGCTCGGCTGGGTTGCACTGACCAGGCAGCGATACCCTGATGCGAAGAGTTCCTCGATAACGCCGGATGTCATCCGCAGAGTCACGGAATCGCCGATTTGCCAGGCCCTGATCTCCGTGTTTTCCTGGCCGCGCTCGATGGTGAAGGAGGAAGACCCGGTGTCGTGGCGCGTGACGCGGACCTCTTCATAGTTTCCGGAAGCATCGAACAGCGTCAGAACCGTGAACTGATCGCTGGTCAATCCGCTGTTGTTGATGGCTGGAAACAGCGCCGCATCCGCCGGGTCGACCTGCAAGGTGACATCACCGACCGATGCGGTAAGCGCCGCCGCCAGGGTGGATCGAGCTCGATTAGAGGCCACATAGACAGACATCAGCGTCCTCCTTGGGAGGGATGGGTGGGCGGCGTGCCGGGCGCCAGGCCGGAGATACGCGCGGCGAACTGGTTCATGGCGGCGGCCTGCTTGCCTGAATTGGTGTGCTCGTCGTCCTGGGACTCATGGATTGCCACCACGTAGTCGACCAGCGCCGGCAGCAGGTTTTCCGGAACGGGGACAACACTTGTTCTGCTGGACAAGGGATCGGGCGCCACAATGGCCACCACATCCAGCTTCTGCCCGGCTTCTGAAGGCGGGTAGAGGTGGAATACCAGCGGCTCCTCTCCGGAAGGCCGCATCCAGTTGACGGCCGATCCGGCGGTTTGGGATTTCCACCCGGGCTTGAACAGGGACAGCGCGGAGGCATCGGCGGGCGGCAGGCCAGGAATGTCCACCAGCGCCACGGCACGGTCGTACTCAAGGGTTTGCCGATAACCGGCGACGCAGGTGTGGCTGACAGCCTGGGTGAACAGCCCTGGAATGATGGTGCAGACCGTCGCCAGGGCATCGTTCAACCAACCGATCAGCGTGGGATCATCCTGGCGATAGCCGTCCGGGTCGTTGTCGTTGACGATGACCCGCGCCTTGTCCAGCACGTCTCCGACTTTCATTTTCCAGGATCGCGCCATCTCTCAGCACCAGGTAGGGCGTGAAGCGTGGCGGCCCTTGCCGCCCGCATGGGAAACATGGGAGATCGCGGAATTCAGCAGCGCTTCATATTGGGCGTGCATGACCGCCGCCATGTCGGGGTCCGTCCAGGGGCGTTTCGGATAGAGCATCAATCGAGCCTTGGCGCCCGTGGCGATCTCGTTCTGATATTGATTCGCCAGGTCGTCCGGCATGCCGATGGCCGAGTGAGAGGGCACCAGGGAAACGCGCAGAGACAGGCCGGTCGTCGCGTAGTCGGTGGGGATGGGATACATGCGCACCACCTGGCTGGTGATGGGCACCACGGCGGTCGGCGTGCCCGACGCTGAATTCCAGTCCTGCCCGAAGCGCCCGGCCATCGACTCCATCGGCACGACCTCAATCCGGAGGCCGTCGTACCACGCTTCCTGGATCGCGGATATTTCCGCCTGATCGTCGCTCGGATCAAGGGTCACGGTTTCCTGGGTCGCGCCCACGGACAGGGCCGGAATGAAGGCCTGCCAGGCCCTGGATCGCCTGAGAAAATCCTGTGCGGTGCGCCGCAGTTCGTGCTCAATGATCGGGGTCGGACAGTCCGGCACATGCGGCATCACGTCCGGCAACCAGAACGACCAGGGCTTGGCGTCCATCAAACACCGCCGCCCTTATGGCGCCGTCCGCCACGCTTGGCTGGATTGGGCGGCGTACCGGCCTCAATGGGCGGGGTGGGTTTTTCTTCCTCGGATTCGCCGACCCCCGTGGCCTCCTGGCCATCCGCCTGGTCTCCATGGGCGATCTTCGCCGCCACGGAGAAATCACCGAATTCGGCCGGGGCGAAGTTTCCGGTATTCAGCAGATGCGCAATGTGGTCATCACGCACCACATCGCCCATCAGCACGCTCTCATCGCCCTCCTGGGTGAAGACATATTCCTCTCCATCCAGGCGCACCTTCACGGTGCCGTCCCGGCGGGGCTTGATAACTGTTTCGAGTTTCATGGTGGCTCCAAGAAAATGGGGGGACGGACCAACCCGCCCCCCCATTGATCACCGCCTCAGAGATGCGTCGAGGATCAGGCGGGGCGATAGAACAGGGTGACGCCCAGCGTGCCGGCGACCGGCGTGGTGGGCGCGGTGGTCACCTTCACACCCAGCTTCCGGTCGGATTGGGACTGCTGCACCGAGGCCATGGCGTTCACGTTGGGCGTCAGCCGCTGCTGGAACGCCGTGTTGACCGCCGTGGTCACGCCCCAGTGCGCACCCCCGTCGGCCGCCGCGGTGGACAGGCTGGCGCTGGAACCGTCCCAGATGCCGACCTGAAGGACCATGGCGGCGGTGCTGGAATCCATGTCGGTACCGTCCACCTGAACATCCACAGGCAAACACCCGGCCGGCAGCAGGCCGATCTGGCCGATGCTGTTCAGGGCCAGGTCGCCAGTCGCCATGTCCAGGGTGAAACGGGTCGCCATGAGCTCGGCGCCGGCGGGCGTGGGAACCGGCTTGCGGCCGGTGATGTAGTCGTTCGAGTTGGTGAATGCCATATCAATCTCCTCAATCTCAGTTTCGTACACCCGGCCGGTTGGCCGGGTGCTGCGTTCGGTTACCGGCTGGCGGCGGCGGTATCCAGAGAGAACACACCGAAGTCGGTTTCCGGCGTGCCGTCGGAATCCATGTCCCAACGCACCTTCTTGCAACCGAAAATGCTGGACGTGGTGATCACCACCTTGTCACCGTTGTCGCGCGTCTCCTCGTTCCAGTCGAAGCGCATGTTGGTGCCGGGCGAACCGTAGGCCAGAGTGGCCGCCTGGGTCCCTAGGAACAGGGCACGGGCCGCTTCCACGTTGGCGCCGGCACCGGCGGTGTTGAAGCGGATCACGTTGCGATGGCTGTGCAGGATGACCCCCCGGTACATGCCCAGGCCGCCCTTGAAGAGCGGGCTGTTGCGGCCCTCGGCGGCGGCGGCAGCCTTCTGGATATCCATCCACTGGCCCGTGGAGGTACTGGCGCGCAGATCGTCCTCCTGGAAGGTGTGCATCACGCAAACGTAGGTCTCGTTGCCGTCGATCTTGCAGGGCTGGAGCACGGGGATGCCGGTGGCGCCGCCGCCCTGGGAATCGGCCTTGGTCTTGGCCCGGTCGATCAGGCGCAGGTCGAACTTGTCGGCGGAGTCGATGTTGTTGAAGGCGGTGGCATCGTTGCCATACAGGGTGTGATTGGCATCGGGGGCGTACAGCGGGTTGCTGGCGCGGCCGGTGTACCCAGTGGGAAACAGGAAGTTCGCGTTGATGCCCCGGGCGCCGGAGATGTAGATGAAGAGCAGTTCATCCACCACGCGCGCCCACCAGTTGGATTGCTGGCGGCGGGCCTTTTCGCGCAGGTTGTGCAGGGTGCGCTTGCGGGTCATCTTGCCACCCGTGTTCACGCCACACCGCGCCTGGTCGACATAAATGGTGTCGGTGTAGAACTTCTGGGCTTCTTCTTTTCCTTCCAGCGTGTCCTCGCCCTCGACCGGGGCCATCTTCATCTCGGCCAGCAGATCGTAGGTGATCGAATCACCGGCATCGGATTCCAGATCGGTCAGGATCTGGACGGGCACTTCGGCGGATTCGCCCATGCCCATGAAGCGGGAATTCCAGTAGGACTTGTGGGACTGGTCGAAAGCCAACAGACCAGCGTAACGCTTGACCGCTTTCGGGTCGCCAACGCCAATAATCGTGCGTGCCATTGCAATGCTCCTTGTATTCAACAATCACAAGGGAGCACTTCATGCGCACCCACCAACCACACCTCCGCCGAAGCGGACGGTTGCTACGTTACGAGGCTAGGCGCGGCCCCGTTACGGTTTTCTTCCTGGGTTTCATCGCGGACATGGGAGATGCGGAAATCCTTCGGCGCCTCCACCAACAAGCGGGCGCGCCGTCCGGATTTGTGGACCACCCGCACCGACACGCCCGGGGAGATGTCCAGGCTTTCGCCTGGCGCCACATCCCATACGGTGCTGGTGGTGCGGGATGGATTGCTCACGATGCGCCGATCAGGCCGCCAGGGCGGCGTATTTATCCCGTTGCGCGGGCGACATCTTGGCGATGGCCTGCTCGAGCGCGATGCCATCCAGACCGTCCAGGTCGGAGAACTCGCCGCCACCAAGATCGCCAGGCCCTTCTCCACCGGGCACATGCGCCAGGGTGGCGGGCAGACCCGACAGGTCGGGCTTGCGCGACTTGTCCGGCTTCGCCGCGGCGGCCTTCTTGTCGGGATTCTGATCCTGGCCAGGCTTGTTGGGCTCCGCGCCCGCCTGCTTGTCTGCGGCGGGCGAGGCTCCCCGGGTAACGGGCTTATAGACCATCTTCACCATGCCGTGGGCCTTGTCCAGGATTTCCCGCAGGGAAAGATCGGCATTGTCCGGATCGGCGGTGATGGCCTGGATGAAGCCGTCCAGCTTTTTCTGCCCGGCCGGATCAGCGCGGTAATCCACGCCTTCTGACGCCAGCACGGCGTCGGTGAACGCCAGCACCGCCGCATTCCAGGACTTCTCCAGGTTCTGGCGATTCATTTCCTGGAACACTTCGGCCTTGGTCAAGGCTTGGCCCAACTGGGCGCGCTCCTCCAACAGGGTCGCATCCTGGGCGCGGTAATCGTCGAACTCCATTTCGCCAGCCTTGAACTTCGCCGCCAGGGCCTCGCGCTGGGCGGCGAGGTCGTCCATGCGCTGCTGGTAATCCTCGGGAAGGTCGGCCTTGTAGACATGCGGCTTCTCGACGGCGGCCTTGCCGTCTTGCGCGGCGGGCGAGGTTTCCGGCTTGGCGGCGGCATCATCGCCTTGGGATTCGGCGGCTGTTTCCTGGCCGGATGGCTTCCCTTCGTCAGAATTCGCCTCCTGCCCGGACGGTTCGTCGCCCTCCCCTTCGCCCTCCTCTTCCTCATCGTTGCCCGCCTGGGCGACGGCGGCCATCAGCGCCTTTTCTTCCTCGGACAACTCGTCCTGCATCGCGGCCCGTTCCTCGGGGGTCAGGACGGCCAGCATGGCCATGTTCTCGTCTTGGGTGGTGTCAGCAGCACTCATGCGCATTTCCTTTCATCGTGCGGTTCAAGTAGCGGGCTTCTCGCCCATGACGGAGGCCACGGCCTCCAGTTTCTTCTTCGCGCACGCCTGGGCGGCCTTGAGCCGCTTCGGATCGCGGCGGATTTCTTCGGCTTCCATCAAGGTGCGCATGTCGCTTTCGGCGCGCCATTCGGCCTCCTGGGCGGCCATCGAAATTCCTTTTGCCATGATCGGGTCTCCTTTTGACGTGGCTAGGATATGAGGCTAGGTGCGAGGGGTTGGCCCCAGCCACTGTGCGAAACCGGCACCGGCCTTGGCAGCGGTTGGCAGGGAGTGGGGCTGGCGGCCATTGATCAGTTCTTCCGGTATTCGACGGGCAACTGCATGCGCGCCCGCTCGCTGATCCAGGCTTGGAAGCAGTGATCCGCGTCCCAGAAAAACAGCGCATCGATCCCCCGCCGCAACCAGGCCCAGCGCCGCGACGAGGCCTGGCACCGGTGGGCGCGGGCGGACAGGGTTTCGTCGGCCCAGCCACCGGCCAGCGCATTGGCCAACTGGTCCACCGCGATCAGTACCTGCCAGACGCGCATGTCACGGCCTCGAATACGGATTGCCGAACGGGTCCGCATACAGCGCCGCCGCGATCTCCGCCAGGTGGGCGGCATCCCGGGCGCGTTGGCAGGGAGTGAACTGGCAGCCATTGATCTGCTGGAGCATGGTCATCCGATCCTCGTGCGCCGAGCGGCCGTTGCCTGTTCGCCGGCATTGATCGTGTACGGCCCCCACACAGCCCTGGCGGTGTGGGCGTCCACCATGGTGTGGATTTGAGCGGTGGGGGTGATGTCGATTAGGCCAAACACCCATTGCGTTTGCCCGGTGGCGGGTTGTCCGCCGTAGCCCCAAATCTTCCACGCCACATTGGTGTTGTAACCGGTGCCCTGCTGGTGGATTCCGGAAGAAATAGAACAGGGCTCGATGCTCAGGAAATCGTAGGTATCGTTTCTGAAAACGCATCCCTGGTGGCTGTCTGCGGCCACCCAGACCGTGCTGGTCATGTCGGCGAACGCCTGGACGAGGGTATCGCGCTGGCCGGTGTAGCGCGCGAAGGTATCGCCGTTGTTGAGCGCGTCGGCGTTGTGCTGGTAGGGCTGTTTGCTCATCAGCAGCAGCTTGTGGGCGCAGGCCGATTCGGCGGCGGTCATGCTGCTCGTGATCCATGCCATTTGCGATGAGTAGCCAGTCCTGAACATCTCTCGCAGATTGTCCTGGCCGCCGGTGTAGTAGGTGTAGCCGGTCAGGTCGGTGTAGTGGTTGCCGTTTCGGTCGCTGCCCATGTCCCTGTAGGTCATTAGGTCAGGGACGATAAACTCCACCATGTTGCCCACGCGGCAGCGGAAATAAAGCGCATTGGCGTCGATCCCAGCGTCGTTGTTCACTGGGTTGGTCATGGCCCAGTGTTCGTAGAACGCTTGCCTTGCCGCATCGTAGATGGCAGTCATTTTTGTGAGCTTGGTTCCCTGGGAATCAGCCTCGGGAATTTGCTCAACCGCCGTAGCGTCGTAGTAACTTCCGGCCGCATAGGCGTATTTGTTGATGTTGTTGATGCTGCCAGGGGTCCATCCGTCGAATAGCTCGTGGTCGTCCCACATTCCCCACATTGAGCAGGAGGCGGCCAGGCGCTTCCAGCCGGCCCCGCGTTTAACCGCCCGGTAGTGAGAGCGGTAGGCCGCCGCACCCGTGGAGGCCAGCACAACAGTGCGGATGTTCACCAGGGTCTCGCCGTTGTAAGTGCCGTTGGTGGCGTCGGCATAGACAAAATCGCCCAGATGCACCACCAAATCAGGGGCCTGGCCCAGCATCACGTCATAGACGTGCTGCGCAGCGTTCACATCCGCCGCGCAGGAGTAGACGATCACGCGCATCCCGCTGGTTTTGAGTGGGCGAATCCGCAGGGTGTGCTCGTAGGCGCTGCCGGCGTGGCTCAGGGTGCCCGTGATGTCCTGCGTAGCCGGGAAGGTGAACAGGACATGACCGTCATTGGTGGCGGTGTCGGCGGTCTGCGTCAGCGTGCGGCCGTCGGAGAGGTCCAGCGTTACGTCCCCGTTGGCGGTGGCTCGGCAGGCGAGACGGATATTTCCGTCGCCATCCGAGCCGTACCAGGCGTATTGAACACTCATGTCAGATACCGAATTTTCTCACCGGGGAAGAGATGATGTTGACGAATGGCCTGGGCAATGCTGACGGTGTTATAGGTCATCTGCCGGTAGCTCAGGATATTCCGGATGCGGCTGGTTGCCGTACCGCCGCCGAGGAATGTGGAGGCGGTCCCGACGAGCGCCCCTAAGCGCACATAATTGTTCGTCACAACGCGCGGCCAGGCGGTTCCTGAGTTCTGCGAAACGTCCACGGATAGGCTGGATACAAAGGCGTTGTTGACGTAAAGGTCGGCCGTTGCCGTGAGTCCGGAGATTGAACGCAATACGATAGCCGCACTCACCCCGGCAGCCACGCCGTTGTAGGCCGTCATATCGAACGTTCCGAATGTTTGAGCAGTGTTCGCCGAACCGCCAACGCCACGGGTTGACAGTTGGAGGCCGCCAGCGGCGTTGACAGACAGACGGAATATTCCGTCTGTCGTGGAGTTGCTGCCGATGTCGATGATGGTTTCCGTGGTCCCATTATCCGCCGCGTGAAACAGGTTGAAGGCGAACACGTGCGCCTGGCCGTCGAGAATGGCTGGGAACAGAGACGCCGGCAGGTTGACATAGTTGTCCGAGCCGTTCAGCGTGAGCCATCCTGGGGTTGACGTGAGTTGCGTTCCAGCCGTGCCGCCGATGGCAGCGGATGCGGCTAGGTCGAACGCATCCGTCAGCGTTGTTCCGGTGTTTTCGGTGCACGAATAGAGCGCGGCATTGATGCCGGATAGCGAGAGCGCGGAGCGCGGCTTCATCGCCACCTTGTTGGAGATATTACGCATAGCTCAGTCCCTCCACGGTGATGTAGGCGTAGTTCGTGCCCACCACAGGCCCGAGGGTGATGCGGACTTTTTTCACCGAGTCAGAACTGCTGAAGGTCATGTGGACCATCTGCGCAAGCCAGTGGGCGGCGGTCGCGTCTGTGTTGGCGATGATGTATGCGTTGCCCGTGTAATTCGCGGGGGCTGCCGTGGTCGGGCCTGCGCTGGTGTTGCCGACAGCGATCAGATACAGGTCGGTAATGGCCGTGTCGCTGGTGATCTCGATCTGACTGTCCGGGTTGATCGCCAGAACGTCCGGGTATCCGTTTTGCAGGCGGGTCGCGCCGGTTACGTCATCACCAGGGTTCACCGTAGCCAGTATGTAGTATGGGATCAGGCTGGCGGTCCCTACGCCGTCAACGAGCAGTCTCTGGGTAGGTGTGCCGCTGACGCTGGGCGTGACCAGGTATCGAGGATTGGCCTCGCCGTAGTCAATGACATGTGCGGCGCCATCGGTTCCATTCTGAGGCTCGTATTCATTTCCCCCAGCAGGCGGAGGTGAACTTTTACGCAGTAGATTCATGGTTTCCCCTTCACGCTATTACAGATGTCAACAGATTGAGTGTTTTCATGGTCATCCTACCGGGTTGGCGTACTTGTCCAAGTGATGGCGGAAGGCGATGCGTTTCAGGTGGGAGAGATCCCGGGCGCGCCCGATCCAGATGGGCGATACCTTGGACTCCTTGAGCCCGGAAGCGGCCGTGTCTACGGACTGGTTGAACAGCACCAGCCCGCCGCTATCGTTGCCGTTCTGAGGCACTTTCTTGCTGATCCCTGGAAGGGGGTAGGTCTTCGTGGACTTGACCGGCGAATCCCCGCCCAGGCGCACCCCATCCACGAACACATGGGTCTTGAATGGGTCCTCACTGGCATCGACGGCGAACAGGATTGACAGGCCCGCTTGAAACTGGGCATCCGTGAACACGGGCGTGGTGTAGATGAGGTCCGCGTAATCCGGGTCGGTCTGCCCGCCTGTTTTGCCGATCAGATCGCCAGGCCACGGGGTATGCACCGCGAAACTGATGGTCATGTCGATGAACGGCGCGGTCCCTGGCGACGTGCCATTGAGGCGGGCCACCCAGCCACCATAAGGGTCGGTCGTGCTGGAACCTTGGTCCCCATATTGGAAGATGCGCTCGGCCGTAGTCAGGTCGGCCGTGGCCGTATCCCGCTGGAGCCACAAGGCGAAGAAGGCGCACTTGAACGGGCCTGACGCCAGGTTGTCCAGGCGCATGAGCTCGTCAATGACGGCGTTGTTCGAAATCCGGCTGGTGCGGTTACCGCCGCCCGTCAGGGTCAACAGGCCGGCATTGTTCCAGAGTTGCGCCGTGGTGCCGTTGATCGTCAGATCAGGGAACGGATTATCGGGCGACACCGAGGAAAGAATGGCGCCTGTTCGCTTGAGCAGTGGGAAACAGATCAACGGCGGGGAGCCGCCTCCCGTATCGAACGTCTCGATCTTGTTGCTTACCGGATTTCGATAGCCGGAGACTCGCCCATCATCCTCTCGCATCCACTCCACGTTAATGTCCAGCGGCATCGTGTCGTCTCCTTACTGTCCGTTCCGGTCGGCCTTCATGTCGATCTTCACTTCGATCTTGTCCAGCTTCCTGAAAATCGCATCGCTCAATTTCCCGATCTCTTCCCGGGTGACGTACTGCCCGGCTACCAGCACTTCGATCCGTTGCACCCGATCCACCAGGGTCGTCTCGGCGCGGCGCAGGTCCATCAGGGCGTCGTAGATGGTCTTCATCCACCAGCCGCCCAGCGCGGCTACCAAGCCGATGGCAAGGTTGAAGGCTGTCTGGAGGTCCATGTCCATCACCTACCCTGCGCCGATGCGGATGCCGCCTTGGTGACCGCCTCGGCCAACGCATCCGTCTTGGCCTTGCTGCCCTGGCTTGAGCCATAGAAATAGCCCACGACCTGCTGGGCGTTGGCCGCCACGTAACCCACCACCGTACCGACCAGGCCCGACACCGTAGCCACCACGGCCACATCCTTGATCGTGATGCCGCCGGTCAGGATGGCGAATGAGCCCCACAGCACCGCGCCCATGACGCCCGCGAAAACCAGCAGGATGGTGATGCCCAACCAATAGACGCCGGAGTCCCTGCCCATGGTGGCCCGGGCTGATTGAACGTCCTGGAGATAGGCCACTTCGGTGGAGGCATTGAGTTTCGCCAGGTCGATATCCAGTTCCTTCATGCGCACCGCGAAGGCCTGGTCCGCCTCTTTCAACTTGGCGATGATGTCCGGCGGCAGGCCATTGAGGATGGCCTGTTCCACTTCGGTGTGGCTGGCATCCTCATTGCCCAGCAGGATGTTCCCCAACACCTTGACGGCGGTTCCGGCCAGTGGCCCACCCAGGGCGGTTCCAATGGTCGGGGCAATGGATTTGACGATGGTTTTCCAGTCGGCCGACATCACGCGCTCCTCGCAATTCCAACCAGGCGGGTCAACCAGCCTGTCAAATACTTGTCCGCGTTGCGCGTGGACGTATAGCGGATGGCCCGGAACGCCATGAACCGGTTGGCGTGCCAGGGAGTGGCCGCTTTGGCCAGGCGCAGGGTGTTGGGTCCGATCGCCCCGTCCTGGACGGTATCCAGCGAGCGTTGCAGCATGCGTGTGGCGGCCTCCACGCCCTGGTTCACCGCGGCATCGAACACGAACAGGCACAGGGGCCAGGGCAGTTCGTCGCCATGCACCGGGATCCAGTAGTCGGACCGGTACACCCGAGTCGCGAACTCGATAGGCAGGTGCCGCATGTCACCCTCAAAGCCGTGGCTTCTGGCCACCGCCTCGGTGATGCCGTAGCGCGTGGCCCCGCCGTGGTCGTCCTTGTCGTTGGAGAATTCCCCCTCGGCGGCCAGTATCGCCATCAGGGAACGCTCGAAGGTCTCATCGCTCATTTCACGGGAATCCTCTGCTCGAACGACGGCCATGTTATGAGGCTAGGCACGGGGCTCGTCGGCGCCTTGCTCGGACTGGTCTTCCTTGTTTTCCATGCGCAACAGCTTGTCCAGGCGCGCCTCGATGGCTTCAAGGCGCTGTTTGGTCGCCGCCTGGATCTCGGCGACGCGCTCCCGGGACGCGGCCTCGATGTGGGCCACAGCCACTTTCGTGTCGGCCTCGGAGCCAATCTGTAACGTGCGGTTCGAGAGCTCGGCCTGGAGGCTGGCCAACTGCGTGGCCATCGCGTCGATCTGGTTGGCGGATTCGGACCTGGCTCGCATCAGCATCCGCTCTTCATCCGTAGGCAAGCCGCCACCCAGCCCATTGCCACCCGACTGGACTCTGGCCTCGATCTCGGCCGCCTTGGCGTTGATTTCGCGGACCTTCGCCCGCTGTTCCTCCAGCGCCTCCAGCGCCATTTGCCGCTGCAACGCGATGGATTCCATTTGCTGCTGCTGTTTGACTTGATCCGCAGCGGCTTCTTCGGGCGTTGGCTCTTTGTTCGGGTCGCGGTCCCCGGTGACCGCGCGGATCGCGTCGACGATGGCGTCCTTGTTGGGCAGGTCCGAATACTCCATGGCGATGGTGAAAATGCGCAGCGCCACGTTGGGATCCAACCGGCCGGCCAACTGGTTGAGCGAGTCAAACATCACCTGTCTCAGCGTGCCGGCGTAATCCGCCTCACTCACCACGAAGTCGGCCATGCGGGCGGTGATGTCATTGATGAACCTGATTTCCCCCGTTTCCGGATCGGCCTCGGGCTGGTTGACACGCACCCAATCCAACGCGCCGCGTTGATCACCGGTCAGTCTGACCACACGGGGGGCCGTATAGAACTGCTCTGCCATGGATAGTTGTTTTTCTCCCTGGATTTGCACGGCGAAGCGGGCGTTGTCGAATACCTCCGTGGTGCTGACCGCGCCCTGGTTCTGCCGGGCTTCGATGGCCGCACCGGAGACCGCATTGGTTTGCCGGCCCAGGTTCTCGTTGTTGACACCGGCAATCTTCTGGATGGACTGGGCAGCCAGGGTCATCATGTTGATTTGGCCGGTGGCCGCATCCGTGTCGCGGCGGATTACGAACTCCTTGCCGGGCACGGTCTCCACGTACCCGTCCGGCCGGTCTACCTCGTCCCTGGCCTTGTTCGGGTCGTCCACCGCGCCCTTGTTGGCGATGATCTGGTTCGTGTTCAGCATGAACAGGGCCTTGGACGCCCGCTTGTTCATGTCCTGCTGAATATCCCTGACGCGACGGATCACCCCATAGGGCAACCGGTCGCGAGAACGGCGATAGGCCCAGAACGGCGTGAGGGAGAATTGATTGTGCCGATAGGGCGACAGCCCCATGGACAACATATCCGACTCCGTGAACACCGCCATGTGGACACGCAGGGCCACCTTGTCCACCAATTCGGATTCGTCCTCGGCCTCGACCAGACTGCCCAGCAGGGTGTCCTGGGTTGGCAGGAATGCGCCCTTGAAAGGCCCGCCGGAGACGATCTTCACCTTAACCGGCATCCGGTACTGGCATTCGATGAGTTTGACGCGGCGTCGGCGAGTATTGACATCGGCAATGGATGCCGTGCCGCCGGCCATGATCTGCCCGGTTTTCTCCAGGTTTTCGCCGAGATACCAGGTTTGATCTTGTTCACTGTCCCACCAGGCGGCGCCTTGCTCTTCCACGGCCCGGCGAATGGCGTCCTGACGATCCGGGAACATCATCAGGGCCACGTCCTCGTCCACCCATCTCCAGCGGAACAGATAGCGCGCATCGGACAGGTCGATCTCGTAGGACTGGGAATCCCACAACACATTTCGCCAGTCCTCATACTTCGAATAGAGAATGTCCTGGGTCGGATCATCCCGGGCGCCATCATCCACCCAGCCAACGCCACCCTTCGCCGCATCCGAGAAGGCCCTGGACCGCGCATACTGAACGCGATTCACGTCGGATACGAACTTTAGCACCTTGGTCTTTATCCCGGACGCCTCCACGTCATCCTCGGTACGCGGCAGGACCTTCCAATCCACCCGGGTGCGCCGCTCCGTGCCGATCACCCAGTCGACGACAGTCGCCACCTCGTTGTACACCAGCGGCATTTGGCCGCGATCCCGTAGAATCTGGGCATCGGCCGGATCCCACTGGATGCCGTCGTAGAAGTCGTGATCCATGGCCATTTCAAGGCGGTTCTCGGCCTGCCTGTCACGTTCCAGGAAAAACCACGACAGCAACCGTCGATGCGTATCCCTGGCTTCTTGACCATCAAGCTGGTGGGACGGCTTCTCGTCCTCCTTGCCTGTCATCTCGTCTTCCAGGGACTGCATATAGCGGTCGCCTGGGGCGCGGTTGCGTGAAGGGCGTGTGTCGAATTCAGGCATTTTTGGCTCCTGACTTGAATTCCATCAGGGCCTGAGCGCGTCCCCTGAATGAACCAACTTCCCGTGCGATTTTTATTGCATATCTACGGAAACCGGTTCTGGTAACGGTTCTCCCTGGATATTTTGGTATGGATGCCATTACCAAATGAACGAAGCGCTCGACATCATGGTTAACCATTGTTCGCCTTCTCTTTCCTGTGCCACATCTGTGCGGCTCGCTTGGTGGACACACGAGCTATCAATGGATATTGCCCATAGGGAAATCGGCCAAAACGGTTTTCACACGCCAGGGATTTACGTTCGACCGACAAGCCTGAATACGAGGCACGCGATGGGACATACAGAGTGCGTGAATCAGGATCAGGCATAAGCCACCCCGCTTGCCCGCTCGTCGATCAGGTCTTCCTCGGCAATCTGCTGGCCGTCCGCGAACATCTTCAGCGAACCGAAGGCATCACCTTGAGGCGCCTCGACGCGCCGCGACGGCATGCGGATCAGGTCAGGCAGCCCCTCATTGATGATGGTGGCGACGCGCGCCCAGTTGCTGGTGTTGGGCTCGATGCCCAGTACGTCGCAGGCAATGGGGCATTGGCGCGCCAGGTACTTGGGGTTGTCGTACTTGTAGGCCGCCGACTCCATGACCACGTACCAGGGCGCCCCGGGCCGGTAGGTCGGAACCAGCACCAGGGCGCGCTCGTCGTTGATCCAGGTGTAGATGGCGGTCAGGTCGCCATGCTGACGAACCAGATGGGCCTTGCGGGTGTCGATGGTGGCGCTCATGGCCTGTCGCGGAAGTGGACACGGCCATGGAGGTTATGAGGCTAGGCGCGCGTGGTGTCTGGCTGTGAAGCTGGAATCGCCGGCATATACCTGACCATGCCGCATGTCGAGCAGACCTCTTCACGGACGAATGGAGCGCCAGGCGGCGGATGGATTCCAGTGACAGTGGCTACCCACACGAAGCATCCGCTACCAGACGGAAGCCAGTTATGCTCGCCGCCGTTGTGGCAGTTGATGAATTGATTCTGCTTCATCAGTAGTCCTCCCACAAAACCCTATCAATGGCGCCCGCACACAGATGCGCCCTCAGTTCTAGCAAATCCTTTGCTGGCAACGTAGTTTGCTCTGGCTTGCACCACGCCATTGACCGTTGCCGTGCAACTGTATGTGGATGACGTGGCGGAATGAACTGGCCGTCGATGATTGCACCGTCAAACAATCCTGCCCGTGGTGATGAATGGTCTGCCATCTGAATCACACAGCCATGGGCGACCCGCGCCGCTGGAACCCCTTGTCCCGCTTGATCCCCTGCCCTGGCTGCATCGCGTCCTCGGCCACCACCGCCATCAGGCCGGCCGCATCTGCCCCGTTGCTGGCCCAGTCGTGCTCAGGCCCCAGGCCCACATCCCGCTCGTCGTCCCACTTCTCGTGATACCAGCCAAGTGCCTCAACCCCTGGCCCTGTCGTGTCCTGGTTCATCCGAATGGAAGGGAACACGCGCCGCAGGGCATTGATGCGCGAGATGGCCGCGCCGCGGCCCTGGTTAGGCACCACGGTCACCGCATACCCGGCTGCCTCGAACGCCGACTGATAGCTGACGTTGAACACCTTGTCGTGGGTTGCGCCATCATGGGGCAGCCAGATTCCGGTGTTCTCCGGCAAGTACTTGTGCTCGCGCATCCACGCCAGGTGATGCCCGACCTCCTGGCCGACCTGCTCGTAGTAGTCCAACACCCGGATTTCCCGCCCGACGAACTGAGCGCCCCACATGGCGAACGCATCGCTGTTGCGACCCGTTCCGCCGATGTCCACGAACAGCCGACGGGTCATGTTCGGATCATGCGCCACGAACCCCAGGCGTCCTTCCAGGCGCATGGCCGAGAGTTGCCGGGTGAAGTAGGCCCCCTTGATCGCCGACGCATAGGCGCCTTCCCAGACGTGCTCATAGCTATCCGGGTCGTGCTGCAACCAGCGTTGCCGCTGGCGCTCCAGGATGGCCGGGAAACAGGGATTGTCCCGCCAGTTCATCTCCACCACACGGAAGCGCGGGTCCTTCGTTTGCCGGAATCGCCTGTCCGTGGCACTGGACTTCCTGGCCGGGTTCCAGGTCACCCACAACTCGGAGTCTTCCTGGCGCAGCGTGGGGATAACGATGTCCCAGGTTGGGTCTGTTATGGGCTCGGCTTCGTCGGCCCATAGCAGCAGGATCTTCGACTTAGACTTGAGGGACTGGATGGTCTTCTTCTCCATCCCGGAAAACTTGTAGGCGATCCGCTTTGACCTGGTTCGGATGTACTTTTCACCGATATCGAACCGCTCATCCAGCCAGGGCTCGGACTGGATGGCGGCCTTGACCTCGGCCATGGACGAATCGTCCAGGCTGTTCAGGTGTTCACGACCGCAGACAATAACCCCGTCCCGCCCTGCCTGATCCCACATCATGGCCCGCACAGCGGTCATCTTGGCGAAGGACATGGTTTTCCCTGAACCGCGCCCGCCGTAGGCGCCGCGAACATCCGCCTCCCCGCTGAACACGGGGATCAACTTCGGCGGGAGGGCGATGTCAACCGTGCTCATGATCGGCGCATACCTTGCACGCTCCTCATATTCTATTGTTCGGCGTCATGCAGTTGCTATCCAAATAGTGCTGCAAATGACAGCGGTGTACAGGAACTGAATACGGTCAATCCCTTGGCGCTTCCCAGAGAAATAAACGACCAATCCAATAATCAGCCAGGCGAAGCCCAAGAATGTATGCGCCATTTCAAACCCCTTTCTCGGCGTCCGCCGAACACTGCGCTCCATCGGGACAGCCAACCGCTGGCGCGGTTGCCTGCCAATGAGCTTCGACGTTATGCGTCATGCACCACGTTCTACGCTGTCTGGCCCAGCAACCAACGCCACCAGCCGAATCTCTGTCACCGTCTGCGGCGGCTTCTGAGCGTTGTCCTTCTCGAACATCCCAAGGTGCTTCATGGCCTGCTCCCGGGCCTGGGCAGGGTTCACCCACTTCACCTTCTGCACCATCACCGGCGCGTCCGGACTGCCAACCTGGGCGGTCTCCATCCCCACCAAGCACTTGCGCGCATCGGCCGGGATCTCGTGGATGGGCTTGATGTTCCCCCACTCGTCGTACAGATCGGCAGGGTCGAAGGACAGCTCGCGGGTCAGACTGGACAGAACGAGCTCCGCGGATAAGCCGGCCTTCTCGGCGAGTTTGGCGAGCCCTGCGTCGATGGCGGCGCGGATTTCAGGTTTTCTCAGGTTCTCCTCGCCAATTGATGCCGCCGTCTTCATCGAATACCCAGCCCGAATCGCCGCCTGGGTGGCGTTCTTGTCTACCAGATATTCGGCGATGAAGGCTGATTGCTTCGGTGTAAAGCTCACCGCATCACCTCGCGCACCACAATCCCATGCACATGCATCATCAGCTTTCGCTTGATCACAAACTCCCGGGTCTTCGTCGGACCCGACTTCACGTCCTCGACCACCAAGCGCCCGGCCTTGTCCAGATAAGTGAAGTCGGCAACGTACTTCACGCCGCGCTCCTTGTGGCCATCCACGTCCTGGGGCGGCAGCAGAACGAATTCCACCTGGAGGCGCAAACCGCTGATTTCTCCGGCCTGCTCCATGGCCTGCAAAGCCAGGTATCTACTGGCCTCGGCCTTGCTGTCGAACTTGATCCCATGTGTGGTGGTCACTTCGTTGCCGTACTTGGTGCGCTGGCCGGTCGCTTTCATCGCCTGATTTTGCTCAGGATTCCGTCCGGCGCCCTTGATGCGGGCCTGGATGCGGGCGTAGTCGTCGGGGGATAGGCGGATCATGCCTGCCCACCATCGACCGTCTTGGCCATGGCCACCGCGCCCACCATCGCCCTCAGCCTGGCGATGTTCGCCTCGATCTTCTCCCGGCTGGGCACTGTCCCCCCCGGGGAAGGAAGCGCAACAAGTCGTGGCGGAACGGTGGCTGGCTTGGCCCCACTCCTCACCGCCTCGGTTGCATCGTCCAATGCCTTCTTCCACCTGGTCTGTAGGCCCTGGTACGGCCGCCCCAGCAGATCACCTCCGAGGCTCACTGCGGCCCAGAAGATCGCCGGAGACGGCCAGGTATCGCGCCCCATTTCGCGCAACCGCATCTGATCAACGGCAGCATAGAAGGCGAACTCGTAGTCCATGGGTGGCCTGCATGCCTTGAGAAACTCAGGCAAGGACGGCGGCCAGTCGTAGGTCTTCCGGCACACCGCGATGGCTGAACGCACTTCGTCAGGCGTGATTCTCTCGTCGGAAAAGGCATCGGCCCATGCCTCTCGCCAGTTCTCGATGGCCTGCTCGTTGGCGAAAGCAGCCCGCCACCGGTTGGGGTAGGTTCCGTCCATCCGGTTCCACAGGTGGTCCATGAGCGACACGCCAAGCCTGGGGTGCTTCTCAAGCCACACGGACTGCGGAGCCGTCGATGACATCGGCGTCGCCATGCTGGTCCTTTCGAGTCTGGTTGACGTAGGCCACGGGGTCGAACTTTGCCTGGGCGTTGCGTTGCTGGATCCCGTTGCGGATCCAGTCCGCCCGAAAGCCACGCCACCCCCTGGCGCAGCACTCGATCAGTGCAGCCTCCAGATGCCACCCGATCTTGTCTGCCTCTCGCTCAATGGCCGCCAGGGCGGTTTCTGTGAGTGGTGCAGCCTTGGCTCTCCGAAGAGCCAGGAAGTCAGCCCAGACCGATTCCGCCACGGATTCCGGCTTTTGAGCCCCGGCCGTCTTTTGCGCGTGTGTGTGCGCGCGTATATGGGGGGTGCGGGTGGGTGTGGGGGCGAGGGCGGGGGATAGAAGGGGGGGTGTGGGGGGGAAGGAAGGGGGAGGGAGGGGGGGAGAGGGAGGGAGCGGGGGGGAATCAAAACTCAAGGAAACCGAACTCATATCCGAGCAGGAAACCGTTTCGGTTTCCGATTCGATAACCGATTCGGTTTCGGTTTCGGTTTCGGTTTCCGTTTCCGTTTTGGTTACTTGTTCGGTTCCTTCGCATGAAACCGTTTCGGTTTTCTTAGGCCTCCCGCCTCGCTTTCCGATTGCCTTGTTGATGGAAACCCTTTCGGAATGCCGGAGCATTTCTTCCTGGGCGCGCTTCTGGACCCACCCGTCGTCTGTGAGTGTCCAGAACTGGGCCAGCACGACCTGGATAGCTTCCTGCTCTGCGCGACTGGTCGCCCGGAGAATCCGGTACAGGACTGCTAGGTCTGTTGTGACTGGGCGCTCCGTCGCGTAGTGATGATCCAGCAACAGCGAATAGGCCCCGTGTTCGATCATGGACAGGTGAGCAGCGGCCGTGGCGTAGTCGCCAATGTGGCGGTTGTAGGATTTCATGTCCTGGATCTCCCACCCCACAACGCCACCATGGCCAGTTTGATGCGTGACCGCTGGGGCTCCTTGAACTTCTCCAGGGCCTTCCTGCGAGCCTCCAGGCTTGGGATGACAGCAATCTCCTCGGCGCGGCCCCGGGCATCATCCAGCCAGCGCGCGAAACAGGCCTTGGCATGGGCCTGGGACCAGGACGGATTCCCCTCGTTGGCCCGGGCAATGGCGCAGCGGTTCAAGAGAACACCCGTTGAAACTCGACCACCCAAACCCATGGGTTGGCGGCCCATGAGCCTGGGCCGTGGATGCCCTGCCAGATGGCGCTGAACATGGAGATCGCATGGACCCGCGCGAACTGATCGACCTCCCTCTGAACCAGCGCGCCTTCCGCTACAGCGTCAGCGACGGTGATGTCGTTCAGTCGTTCAACCCGGACGGAGGTTATTTCCAGCAGGATGCGGCTTGCCCAGCGCGGCATGTGGATGGATGGGCGGCGCTTGAACCCCCACCGCTTGAAGTCTGCGTGGTCGTCCTCGCTCCAGCCGTCTGCGACGTATGCGAAGCGCGGCCATGTGTCTGCGCCTTCGCGCATCATCTTGGCCGTGCGCTCGGGGCGCTCCCATCCGGATTCGCGCACCCACAGCCGGTCTCCTGGCGTGCCGTATGGGCAACGGATCGCTCTGTGCAGCGTGCTGCTGTGCAGGTACAGATCGACGCCCTCATCATCGGTGGCCAGCATGTGGCGCTTTCCGAATTGCGGATGGTCTGGCTGTGGCTTCACAACCCTCCGCGTCATGGTCTTACGCCCTTCCAGGATGGCGTTCACCATGGGCGCGGAGAAAATAATCGGACGTTCTTTCATTGCGCCCCCTT